TAGCTCCCATGCCGGCTGCTCAGTTCGACTACCAGAAAATCCTTGAAAACTGGAGTGTTCATGACGAGCAGAGCAAAGCGGACTTTTTAGATGCTTTGTATGATTTTTATGCTCCGGGTACTGGTTGCTATACCGGCCTGTTTCAGCGATTTCAAGCTGATATCACTGAGTTTTGCCGCCACGCGGTAGCTCAGCGTGGACTTAGCGTGTCTGACCTTTTTGTAGCTGGGTTAGAATTGTAAAAACTTAGTAAGCTGATGGCGTATAAGAGAGATTATAAAAAAGAATATGAGAATTATGATGGTACAGAGAAAGTAAAGAAGCGCCGTGCTGCGCGTAATAAAGCTCGGCGCTTTATGGAACGCAATGGTAGGGTCCGTAAGGGCGATGGTAAGGACGTCGACCACAAAGACGGAAATCCTCATAATAATTCTCCCTCCAATCTGAGAGCTATTGACGCTTCTAGAAATAGAACTAGAAACCCCGATTGAGCTAAGATAAATCTATGAACGGACAAAACTTCCTGCAGCGCCCAGGCGGTCTCGGCCCTATGGCAGGTCGAGTGAAGCCTCTCGGTAGTCCTGCAACAGGTGTTCCTGCTCTTTACCAGAACACCCCTGAGATGATTGAGCTGAATCGTGCAACTCAGCTCGACAATGTCAATCGAGTGTACTCCCAGTACCAGCGTGATCGGGGTGAGTACGCACGTGAGCCCGTGGGTCCTACGGATGTTCAGGCCAGCAATATCGTACCGAGCCAGCAGTTGACAGGGCCTGCTGGGTACAACCACCGAGATAACTTAGTTATCCCCGAGCGTGCCGCTGATCTCAGCAAGGGCGAATATCTGGTGAAAACCCAGAACACCCTTAATCCAGAGCTACGCAATCAACTGAAGATTCTTACATCACTACCTCAACAGAATTTCTTGAATGCGCCTGACCCCACCATGGCGATGCTTCCCCAGAGCTATAACACTGGTGGAACACTGCCCCTTCAACTTCCAGTGAAGCCTGCCAAATGATGCACGCACAAGCTGATAACCTGCGCATGGCGGGTATGCGCTTAGGTTATGGCCCTAAAGATATTGCGCGCATGGTCTCGAACCCGAGTGAGATTACTGCTAGATTGCGGTATTCTCAAACTTTTCCCCGTAGCTGATGCAACTGCATACTGCTGATCTGGATTGGATCACGCCAGATGCGGAGAAAGTAATTGCAAGACACGCCAGGGTCTCTACTAAAGACCCTGATCGTGAGGATTACGAGAAGCTTTTAGTTTATTGCATCAAACACGGACACTGGTCTGTTTTTGAGCAAGCGTCTGCCAGTTTTGAGATCTCGACAACTAGGGCGATATCGCCTCAAGTTTTGAGGCACAGGAGCTTCGTATTTCAGGAGCTGAGTCAGCGTTATTGTGCTCCTAGCGAAACCTTAGAACTCGAAGAGAAGCCCTTTCAGTTCGAGCTTCGCTTCCAAGCGTCTAAGAATCGGCAGAGCAGCGTCGACCGTCTGCCTGTTTATCTGTGCGAATCGTTCTGGGAGCGGTTGGAAATTGTCGATAGTCAAATCCAAGGGCTCTATAACGAGATGCTCGAAGCAGGCGTGGCTCGTGAATGCGCAAGGAATATTCTTCCGTTGTATACACCTACCCGTATGCACATGAGTGGAACCGTCAGGAGTTTTATCCACTATGTAGGTTTACGGGGTAAAGACGACACTCAAAAAGAGCATCGGCAGATCGCACGCTCTATCGGTTATCGACTCGCTCGTGAACTGCCTACGGTTGTTAAGGCTGTAAAAGAATCTGGGGATCCTTCTCTTAAAGGTTGGGACTTTCTGCGTTACCTACCTCAGTAATTCAGCTTTGTATCTTCTTTATTGGTAACATAGAGTTAAGTCTTAGAAATAGTTGTGGCTGACAATCAGAGGCAGCAAGCTAAAGCTAAAGCTCAGCGGATGCTGGAAGCAGGTAAGTCGCAGGAGCGTGTGGCAGCTAAGACTGGCTTAGCACCTAAGCGTGTTGAGCGTCTCGCCAGTCAGGTTTCCGCCCCTGCTGCTCAACCAAAGACTCCTTCTTACACTGGAGCACTCGCTCAATATGCGGCGCCCGGCGGCTTCGGCGCTGGAGCCTATATGCGTGCGCAGGAAGCAGGATTGACCGAACCGGAAATTCGAGCAGGTGTAGAAGAGCTACGCAAACAAGGGATGGATATTGGCGCGCGAGTTGAAACCGCAATCAAAGGTCCTGGAGGTCAGTTTGCTGGAGGCACTGCGACTGACTTTGGCTCTGGCATGAATTACGCGTTCCGACCAGTATTTATGCCTGGTCAGGAAGGCGTGGGCGAAGCCGGCAAAGGTGTTTTCTTTGCTGGTGGTCCGATGACAAGTCAGCAAGTTATTAATATGCTCCAAGGTAAGCCCCGCGAAACCTGGGTTTTACCTGCTAGCACTCGTGCACCTGAAGAAGGTTATCGCGCTCCTGAAGGTACTTCTTATGTTGATGTGACTGCAACACCTGCTCAGCAGTCCACTCAGTTTACCGCTGGTTTAGATATCCCTCGGCTTGCTGCACAAACCACGAAAGCTGCCGAGACGAAAGCACCTGTGTCCAGCACAAAATCCCAGAGTGTTCTCCAAGGCAAACGCAAGGAAAGCGCCAGACCGGCAGCCAGAAATCAACTTCTAGAAAACTACGTCCAAAGGCTTTCTGGGAAGCCTGCAACAGATACGGATTGGGATTGGTTTGACCGCAGATTCCCTGTGATGAGCAGAGCTTTTACCTGATTAGTGGGTCTGACTACTGGGCTTCTTCATTCCACTTGCGTATTAACTCAGGCGGCGGAGTAATCGAATGTTCTTGAATCATTGTTGAACCTCGTAGTGTGTAGATTTACTTTGTACCTTCGATTTCATCAGCCAAAGCTCGTAGATCGTCTTCATCGATAACACCAGACCCCGTGGCGTGACCGAAGCTTAAACGAAACGCCACTGTGCGTAGTACAGCTGCAATCGCCTTAGTGTTTGTCCAATCCAAATCATGAGCAGCCTTCACGACTGCGTAACTATCCGAGGAGAGCCCTCTAGTTTTTGATTCAGTCACGGCTGTTTACGGATTGACGTTCTCCCAAGGGCTCGGTTCTTGGATTGGAGCAGGAGTTTTTGGCAGCGTGGACGCCGCTTGCTGCAACTGCAAGTATTGCAAAGCCTGTTTATGTTGATTTAGCTCAGCACTTAATTGCTGTGTCTGAGCCTCTGCCCATTTACGTGCGTTGAAGGTCAGTTCATCCAAGGCAGATTGCGAGTGCGGGAACGCGAAGATAACTCCGCCACCTTGTTTGACTGTAATTTTTTGACCGTTCGTGCTTTCAGCTAAGTCGCATAAAAAGTCGTGTGCACGTTGAGGAGGGATATTGGCGAGCACCCCAAGCTGGATGGGATCGATCACTCCTCGATTCGTTTCGTAAAGCGTAGAGAAGCAGGCAGTAACTCGTGCCGCAGTCTCTTCGTTGTGTTTTTGGCGCAGAGCACGCTCGCGTCCAATACCAGCACCTCCGATAAGACCGCCAGCAAAAGCAAGCGACGCCCCTACAAACTGCGGAGCCACAGCAGCCGTGGTGATACCAACAGCGGCAGAGGCCGCTACTGCCAACGCAAGATTAGGATTTAACCGGATCATGTTTCTGGAAAGCTGTTTCCCAGCGAGTGTTGTTGATGTCCTGGGCAAACTCCACTGGAGAGGGGAGTCGATCAGGGCCTTTTGCTGCACGATCGGATTGTAGGTCAAAAGCTTTGATGCGGAGCCCTTTTATACCGGGGATACCATCGTTTAACACTACTTTTACGTTCGGTAGCTTCAAGATATTCGTTAAAGCTTCCTTAGTACGCTCTACGAAACGGTGCTTTGCGGCGGGCTTGTATCCGCAAGCCTTACAGAAGTTTGCGTAACTGGGATATAAAGCACCATAAGCATTGGCCACATACATTCCTTTCTCGGCCTCGTCAGTATTTGGCTTCCGCGCCCCTTGGCCAACAGGCGTAACGCTGTTTGGAGCGTAAAGGCAGCAATCGTGGAGCCACGCAACGAACTGATTATTGAATAGGAGAGCCTCGATGTTCGTGCGGTTTAGGGACGGGACGTGTTTAGTCGGGTTAGCTAGCACGTCTTTCATGGTGGCGTAGGGCATTGAGAGAGCCCAGGTGACAATGCCACTCATCTCAGGAACGAAAGCGCCTTCGATGCGATCGTCGAAGACACTAATTAATTCCTTGCGGAGACTCGGGTCTACGACTTTATCCATGAGGATAGTCAGTCGCCTACGCTCCAGACCGCTACTGGAGTCGTTTGATGTGATGTGTTCGTTACTAGCTATACAAACTAAACATTCTGGCTTAAAGCTTATGATCTCTTTCCCGTACTTTCTTTCAGCACGAAGGGTATCGGAAGCAGACGTCAGCTTTTTCAAAACGTCCATTCGACGGTTGTAGTTTGATTCGTCCGTCAACAGCAAGAGCTTCTTGCCGATCAGGTTGTAGCTCTCAAACTTATTAGTCTCGATAACTTCGAGACTCGACGTGTGAGTGCCGTGGAAGCCGGCCAGTGCAACCATCAGCTGTTGCATCGTCGATTTGCCCGTGCCACCAGGACCTACGAGGTGCAGGAATCTCTCACCTGCCGTGTAACCGGTTAACAGAGCGCGAGCAAATGCTTGAATCAGAATTTCTTGTCCTTTATCTAGTGCAGAAGTGATCCAGCGCATGAACTCAGGGCATTGCGCTTTGGCGTCGTATTCATAAGGGAGCTTATGGCGGAGATAGAGCTCCTTCCTCCTGCCTTCCTCGAACTCCAACGTAGTTGTGTCAAGAACCCCGTTCCTAAAAGGGATATAGCCTCGTGATTTCGTCCAGATACTGCGGCGACCTCCGTCTGCAGACTTAAGGAGTTTTGCCTTCAGGATCGAAAAGACGCTATTTATCATAGCTGCGTTGTACTTCGACAACACACCTGCGGTAACAAATGAGTCTAGTGCTTTTACGATCCTGCGTTTGATGTGTTGTTCATCTTGGTGGTACCAAATATCTTGATCTTCGTCGTAGTGGTAGAACTGATCTAAGTAACTGTCGTATATAAACTGATCTCCCTGGTTCGTGACGATGATATCTGCAACGTCATTTTCCGAAAACTCTCTGTTTTTTGTACCTCCTTGGAGGTTGACGAGCTGCGTGGGAGTTGATGGTGTGTTCACGTCTTTTGTTTTTGTTGTTGATTTTGATGTTGTTTTTTGTTCAGAGGAAGAACTCAGATCAAACTCAGACATATCGAGCACAGCGTTTACGGCCACATCTCGTTTTGCTTGAGCTAGAGCCTCCTTAACCTCGAACGAAGCGTGTGTGTCGAAGACAGACCGACTGATACGCCTGATCTTCTTCCACGTACCGAGCTCACCCAGTTCTGAAGCTAGGGAGACTGCAGGCTGTAATTCCTCTGGATTTCGAATGGAGTTAAGGATGCGATCGAATTTTCCATCGATGTCGTGCGGATAGCCATAGATATTATAGAACGCACGGTGTGCTAGCGTCAATGGCTCAACGCACAGAGCTACCTCATTTGCCGAGCACCAGTTTGCCCATCCAAGCAACTCCTTAAAAACGGCAGCCATCGTCGAGCTGCGGTCGCCTACTTCCTCCCCATCCAAGACGGAGCGTACAGTGTTTGAGACTAAGCGCTCGAGGTCCATACCGTTTTCACGGATGGTTGTCTTAGTTAGGTACTCAGCTGGGTCCCCTGAATCTGTTTCGTCTGGAGGGAGGGACGCAAACGCGCGGACTGCTTCGTCAATCTTTTCAATAGGTATGAACCGACCAGGTTGTGCAAAGATTGCGTCCTGGTTCTTAGGCCCGTAGAAGAGATTCGGAACCGTCGTGGCCCTGACGTCAGACCCAGGAATCTGGGCATAAATCTGTTTACAGAACCACTGGTAAAAGGAAGCGTTGATGACTGGCTTCTCTAAGCCAAAGACCAGGCGAAACCTAGGCCAACCGTCTTTCGTAGAAGGAGAGTAATAACCAAGGGTCAGGTACTTTTTACAGATATCAAGCTCTAGAGCTTGTTCTACAGTTAATTCTTGCTTTTGTACTTTGTTACCACCCTGATCTTTATGATCAGCCTGATTATCGATATCGACAATTATTAAGCCAGCTTGGATAACTCCTGTTGAGTTTTTTTGACGTTTTCCGTCTTGTAGATGCCACGCGCAGAGACCTGCCTGGCGACCCAGAATTTCCGCTAGCTCACCCGTGGCCAATTCGCAGGAATCCCAGCCAGAGTTAAATGCCGCGAAGTTGCCGCCGTCAGCGATTTTGCCCAGCTCAGGGTGCAGGTGAGGGACAACCCCGAGGTTTACAGAGCAAATGAACTTCATGGGATGTCGCTGAGCGTCTCTAGTATGGCGTGTTTTCCGGGGTTTGGACCCTAAGAAAAAGTGAAGAACCCTTTCCTGGGCGCCGGTCTGGCGGACCTGATTCTACTTCGCCGGATTTAACTCGTAGTACTGTTTAACAACTTCGAACCAACTTACTTCGTCTTTTTCAACCTCCTCAGGTCCGAAGGTGAATATTTGCGTGTTGAATTCTTTAATAGCTGTCGTAACAATAATTTGAGTCTTATCGATTTTAATTCCTAAACAAGCTTCCGCAGCAGCTTTATAAGCAGCAAGTTGGAGCCTTGTCTTCTTTGTTTTAAATACGCCCGAGATCAAAGCTTTCTTAGTCTTTTCGTCGATGTTGTGGTTTTTATTTGGAAACCGAGCTGAGTAAGGTCCGTTGCTGGTCTTGAAGTCAGCCAAGATGATCTCAGCGTTCGAGTTCATGTAGATCAAGTCACAGCAACCTGCGTAGCCGTGCCCAGTCTTTTCGTCGTAATAGTGAATCCGACCTACGCCGTCATCACCTACGTACTTTGCCCAGCGTGGTTGATTGAAAGGTTTCTCAGACCAGAGAACGCGACCTCCTTCAAGAAGATCATCTAGTAGTTCAGGCACCCCGTCCCAGTAAGGCTTGTATTGCTCGGACGGGATAACACGAAGCCCCCTCAAGTAATCTTCAACACTGTTGTGTATCCACGTTCCTCTAGTAGCAGCGGCGTCTGCTGCGCCAGGATTTAAGGCGTTCCAATGAGCAAGTTTTGCTCGTGTAGCCTCAGTCTGCGTGGCGCTCAGGATTGAGGTTACAGAAGGTAGTGGCTTGGGGACGCCATTACAAACGTAGTGCCTTAAACCGTTAACCGTTACTCGTGTATCGGACACAATAAAAGTGTCAATTCCCCATTAGCTTAGAACGAACTTGAGATTATAGTTCCGTCATTATCATCTTCATCTTCATCATCTTCATCGTCCAGGAAGAATTCTTGTTTTTGATACTGATAGGCTCTGTTGCGTTGCTCCATCTCCGACATGAGACACAGAGCTGCGGAGAAACCCTCGATTGTGATGTCTGCGCACTCTTCAGGGCTACGAACGTTACCCTGATAGTCAACGCACTCAGTAAGCAGCTGTTGACTTACAAGCAACGCACTGATTTTATCTAGCAGTACGTTCTGTTCTTTCTGGAGCTCAATTAAGTTGTCGAGCTGCTTGTACAGACGCTTGCTCACAATTTAAGGTCTTGAGGGCGGTGCCAGCCTACTTCGAAATCTATCTGTGTATTTACAGCTGCTGCACCTGGCTTTTGAAAGACAAACCACGCTGAAGTCACAGGATCTTTTGCTGTAGTACCATCCGCACGGAATGAAGGCCTTGGGCTCAAGATCTTAATGTTTGTGAGAGAAGAGTCCTGTAAGAAATCTTCTCGTGCCCGCGTGGGCTCTAAGAATGTTAATCGATCTAGTATGCACACACCTTTTCTAGCTGCCTGTAACCCACACTCTGTTATCCATTTTGTGTAGTCCTTCATACCTTGTGTGATTGCTATAACCCAGTCAGCTTGGTCTTTTTGCGCCACCCACCAGTCAAGATCTACAAGATTTTCTTCGTTGTCGTTTGTCACGATGTCGCTTAGTCCTGTTCGTCTTATCTGTTTTTCTAGCTGCCCGTTAAAGTCGCAGGGCAGGAGGATCACACCGTCGATAAGCCCAGAATTCCCGATAGGATCGAAAATATACCGAGGTACGGTGTAAAAGCTGGACATGACTGAAGAATTACTAAATAAGCTTAAGTCGCACCTAACTCTTGAACAGAGTTTCACTCACCGTGCTTTTCTGGATGGGCTTGAGAAGCTGAGCCCTCAGGAGGCGCGAGAGGTCCTTGGAATTGTATATGCAAACTATCTGATTCGCGGCAAAATCCTTGAGAACATTATAAAGTACTGTGTGAGTTATGGAGTACACTTGCCTTCCTTCGGTGACTTACTGGATCTGTAGGCACAAAAAAAAGGAGCGCCTAAACGCTCCCTCTTTGACTCATCCTCTTGTGTTAGAAGTCTAGACCGGCTGCTTTGAGAGCTGCCTTCTGCTCCTCACTGAGGTCCTTCTTCGGAGCTGCTTTCTTAGCAGTGGGCGGTTCCGATTCCTCGGTTTTTGCACCCGGCGTACCAGCACCAGCAGGCAGAGAGGCGAGTCCAGCAGGAGCCGCGCCCTCTAGTCGTTTGGGGTTGGCTTCCATGAAAGCCTCTTTAATCGCCCCGTGGTCTTCGCCCAGAGGAAGCTCAACCAGATTAGAGCCGGGGATACCACTTCGTAGAGCAGATGCCACCAGGTCTCCTGAACCACCCTCGAGCCACGCCGAAATGTCTTCGATAAGCTTGCGCTCATCATCATTCTGAGCGGGGCGGTCCTTGAATTCCAGAGCGTTGTAATTGATTTTGGCACCGTCTGCACCCGTCATAGGGTCCCTCTCGTTGAAGGACTTCTGAACGAATTTAGTCGATGTGATCACCTCACCAACGTTAATCCGGTTGTTGTAGAGCGTCTGGAAGTACGAAATAAAGTTCTTCTGGCTCGACTTACCGCTGATGATGCTAGTGCAGACACAGCGTGGAGGAAGCAGACGATGAGAAGGTGTGACACCAATGTAACTAATACGAATAAACTCCTCGTGCGATCGCATACCGAGGTTGCCGAAATACGGGGTGAACCCAAGAAGGATGAATTCAATGGGTATCCCGTTATCGTTCGAGTCCGTGATGGCCGCGTCAGGATCAGTATCGGATTTCCAACGACGAGCTTGAAGATCGATGCGGAGCGTGTGCGGTGGGATCTGACAAAGAATTTCATCAGCCGAAAATTTGCCTGCGATAAAGACCATGGTCGTAAATCAGAGAGAGAAGTCCAGTGAACCGAGAGCCGCTGTAGAGACCTTTCCTTTGTCGGGGTCGGCCGCCTTAGCAGGAGCAGCTTTTTTGCTGCGAGGCAAGTAGAGAACTTTCTCTACGCCATAGTTAAGGTACTTACGATCTTCTTTTTCGGAAGTGCTTACTCGCCCAACTGCGATAGTCGGTGTCCCAGGAGCGAGCTCTGCGAGTTGAGCCGAGAGATTGTCCCAAGCCGTGAGCTTAAACCAGGAGGTTTCACCTTTTTCGTCCTGCCAGGCGAGCGACCTGTTGGTGACTGTGTTATCCCCAATTTGCGTCTCTTCCGTGGAGGGACCAAGACCACCCGTGGACACGAAGAGGTTTACAGCTAGGAGATCATCCCAGTTTTCTTTTGTAACTACCAGCATAGGCTGCATCTGAAGCACACCATCAGGCGTTGTCTTCGTGGGTCCGATAGCCAGTACTGTTTGTTTTTCTTCAAGGGTTTTCAGGATCTTTCCGACATAGTGATCCTCTTTCATGGATAGCTGAACCTTAGTAGCGACCCGACGATCGCTTGAAGGTAGGGACTCAGCTAAGACGTGTGCGACTTTGTTTTCGTCAATGTCTGCTGCGTCAGTGATGCGCAGACCTAAGGTGAAGATGTTCACGGTTTAACGTTCGGTAGATCGTTGAGCGGTGTACCTTGAGTGCCTTGGCGATCTCCTTTACGGGAACGCCACGACTTGAGAAGGCTAAAGCCAAATTGATGTCTGCGTCCCCCAGCTTGGAAGCCTTCATTTTTTTGTAAGAATTGTGGTACGGGTTAATGCAGTTGCAATCACCGCACGATGGTTTCACGTACCCGTCTTTATTTATTTCAAGATAATCTAGTATCATAGGACGCACATAATACTTGGCACCCATCGCATACATCACTGGGGATCCGTTGCAGTACTTACCGTTCCAGATCTCGCACTCAGTGTGACTGAAATCGCTGTTGGCTAGTCGTCTGAACAGCTCTGAGAGTGGCGTTTTGTTTGCGTTTTTGTACGTTAATGAAAATGTATCTGCGTGCAACGCTCGTGAGATATCAGAAGCCTGAGCTTGCGCGTGGCCTGCATCGTTAGCTTCTAAGCTCACTTCTAAATGCTTATTGTTTTTTTCAAGTCGTAAGCAGTAATAAGTTGAGGCCATTACGCCGACGCAACGAAGTGAGGCGTAGTGTAACCTACACCTCATCTTCTAGCATCTAGCCGTAGTCTTTACTTTCTAGCTTTTTTGATTTGCTGTAAGGCCTTCTGTGTAAGCTTAATTCCCTGTGCCTCGGCGGCTTTTTTAACTTCACCAGGCCTTAAGCCTGATCCCAAAGCTCGGTTAACATCATTAGCACTGAAAGCAGGACCTGCCTGGTTGAACTGCTGAACGTTTACGTTACGGAAGACTTGAGTCTGCGCCTTGGGAGCTAGTTGTATGTCAGCCTGCCTTGCTTGAGACGTAATTTCGCGAGGAGCAAGACCAGCCTCGAGTGCTTTGTTGACAGATGATAATCCCCCGATGTTTGGATTCCCTCCAACAAAAGAAGAGTAAGTGGGGCGGGGGTCCGGAGTGGGGCCGCCGTCAGGAGTGGGGCCGGGGTCAAGGGAAGCGGGGCCCGGATCTTCGGAAGTGGGTTGTCCCATCTTCGCGATCTGGCTTGAAAGATTCTCGATTTGACTTGTTAGACCGCTAAAGATATTAGTGTAGTCCTGAGCAGGCGTCGTGGTTTGCGAGACAGTTTGAGTGGGCGAAGCTGTCGCCGAGACGTTTATAGAGCTGGGTAGATCTTCGGTCAACTTGAACACAGCCTCTCCCGGTTGCGTCAGAGGCGCTTTATATCGAAGAGTCCTCGGACTCCCACCACTTCGTTGTTGCCTGATAGCAAACTCAGGTACGAAGCCTTCGAAGCCAGAGGCCATACCCTCTTCGCCTTCTTCGTCATCCGAGAAGAGCGAAGCTAAGTCGATTCCGAAGGCTTGACCGGCCCTACGTATGCGACCGAATCGTGAGGAACCGGGCAGAGCCGTAGCTGTCGTTTCTGCTGCGGTCGACGACGTTGGAGTGGCAGTCATGGAACCTCTAGGAGCCTAGGGAAAGCGACTTGGTGTTAGCACTAATGCTTATGGTTTCAGTATAAAGCAATCGCTAGGTGGTTACCTAGCTGGTGTCCTGTAAGACTTGAAACCAGTAAAGACGGGAGCCGCCTTTCTCTCACCCCCGGAAGCCTCGAATTCCCGAAAGCCGGAAAACAGTGGAGCCGCTTTTGCGCCTCCGTAAGAACGAGCTCCTCCTTCTTCTTTAGGCTGCCCCGTGGATGAACTACTTTTCTTTATTGTTTTTAAGTCGGGGTAGTAATCGATCAGTACCGAGCCTTCTTCCTTTTCGGTAGTTAATGGTATGCCGAAGAAGTCACCTGCGAAACGTGTAGCCATACTTGAAATTCTTCTAGTGCTTATTTTACTTGTTTTCTATAAAGAACCTCTTCAGATCAAAACCAGGACCGACCGCTCCCTTAAGAACCCTCATGGTCATTTTGGCTTTCTCGTGGCAGGTGAAGTAGAGAGCTTTATCTTTATTAGAGGTGTAGCTGACTAAATTCCGCCTCTCTCTGTCAAGACAATCACTAACATACATAGAGTCTTTTATAATTACCCACACCTCTTGGAAACGCAGGAGAGGCATCGCCTTTGTCTCGTCGAGTGTGTACAGTCTCGACCTTAAGGTTACCTTTTTATTGGTTTTTTTGACTACAG